AAGCTTTTAGGTCCAATGTTCCACCAGGGTGGAACAGAGACAGGCATTCTTATATTCCCAACGGGTCTGCGACGTGTCATAATCCGAGGACGTTAGGTGGAAACTGGAATCGAGAGGAATTCTCTGAAACTTGTAGCCCTGCGCTAGTCTTTTCTAGCGGCAAGCCGAGAGTAGTTACTTGCTACTCTTCCTACAATAATCAAGTTCTTTCCCAGTTACATCAATCTTTATACACTCGGCTTTCACGTCGCCTCTGGCTTCTTAAGGGCGATCCCACTTCGGATCGTGTGGCGGAACTCAACGGTGAAGGGAAATTTCTTAGCTTCGATTACATCGGAGCTACTGACAACATAAAGAAAGAGTACGTTCAAGCCGGAATTGAAATCCTGATCGAGCAGGCCGACGAGATGAGTGATGATGAAAAGAGATGTTTGAGGGTCCTTGGCAACTTGATCCTTAAGAATCGTGACGCTAGATTCGAACCAGAGGAAGGTGATCCGGATTTCGGTCCTACCAGGGACTTTTTCCGGGGGCAACCTATGGGATGCTTCATGAGCTTTCCTTTACTCTGTTTGACGAACAAAACTATTGTCGACATGTCGCTTACCGACCTACTTGAGAGGAAGGAAATTTCTTTTAAAGAGTGGACGCAGCACCGTTGTTTGATTAATGGTGATGACTTATTGCTTAAAGAGCCTAGTAGCAAAAGCGACCTCGCTAGTCGTATTGTCTACAATGGCGGACAAGTGGGTATGGAGACTAACATGGACAAGTGCCTGAGGTCCGAAACCCTTGCGGAAGTTAATTCAACATTATTCAACAATAGTGTACATGTGAAGAAGACGAACGCCAAGGCCCTCTACATGAAGGCTGATGTAGAGGATGTCCTGGGTCTGGCCTATGACGCTACGACTACCACCAGTGGTTTCGTTAAATGCGTGAGGTCTAACCTAGGAATATTAAAGAAGCAAGAAGATAAGTTTCTCTGGAAACTTCCATATCCCTACCAGGTGATATGTAAGAAAAACAAAAAGATAAACAAGGCTCTTCGCTTCAAGCCCCTTGATAAGAAGTTCGATGCGTCAAACTACTTCCCTGTCGTTCCCCGTCCAGCGGGATACGACCTCTTTCCCAATGAGGAAAGAGAGATCTTGGATCGCAAGGTTTCCGAGATTCGGGATAATGTAGTGACAACTTTCCTCAACAGGTCTCGCTTAGAGCAACATCTCAAGGAAGAGAACAGAGAGCGTAAAAAGCTCGGCTTACTCCCATTCACCCTCAACAAAAAAATCAGAGTCGTCAGTACCAATATTTCTTGGAGACGATTAACAAAGAAAAAAAGAAAAGAGAGTGATTTTATTTTATCAGTACTCGCCGAGTCTTTCCAGCTCGAGCAGCGTGATCTACTAACAGAGGATGTCTTAACAGACATCATAGAATTCAAGAGTGGTACTTCTCGTATCGACCAACTCTGTGAGATCATGCGACCTAAAGCCGGTTCTCAAACGTGTGTGAAATTACCGTCATCATGCGACCTCTCCTACTTAAGGAATCACGTATCCAGCGTGACTACGATTGTAGGTGGGGCCTTCGCCTACTTTAGGGAGTTTCAGTACTTCCCTAGGGTACGAAAGAGCGTGAATTAAAGTTGCA